TGTAATTCAATAAACATTATTCTTCACCCTCCTTATCACTTTCTGCCTTATATGGTTCAGGTAACGGCATCCAGGCAAGTACGTCATCAGAGAGGTTACCGATAAATCCCGCCCATTTTCCTGTGTAGTCGTCTATCCATGATACATATACGTATTCAAAACTTTCATTTTTATGATAAGCCAAAACATCCGTGTCTCTCTCGGGCAGCCTTTCACTACATGGAATCCACCTTGCCTGCTGTGGTGTTACGGATGGCAAAGTATCAGAAATGTACTCTTCCAACGTTCTACGTCTTACCATTATGCGACCATCTGATGTTAACTCAATCGGCATCTTGTCTAGGTACTCAAGAACCTCTTTTCTGCTGATGCAATCCTCGCAAGGCTGTTGCTCATCTTCCCATATTTTTTGAAAAGTTCCTTTTGGAGCAATTATCTGCCTGTCTTTGGTTGTAGCATTCCATATTTCTATCTGCTCCAATGCCTTGATTGCCATAGCTTTTGCCTCTTGATATTCTGCTATCGTATAACAATCATCACCTTCTATTGGGATAATTCCGATGATTACTGATGCTTCTTCTGTTGTCATTCCTTATTACCTCTCTTTGCCATAAGATAATCCCATTCATACTTATATCCCAACCATATAAGACTAGGACTCTGCACCTTAAGAATATATTTCTTTATCCATGCAACTGCATATTTCTTAATAATCATCCTTAGCTTCACCACCATCATAAGCCTCATCAGGTTCCTTGCGTTCTTCCCAAAATCCACAAGTATTATCAGCATCCCTGGCAAGCATTACTTTTCCGCTAAATGGTGAATCATAGCAGAAGCATGAATGATAAAATGCTCTATAAACCCTGGCATAGTGTTCACAATTTGCACAGATCTTATTGTAATCAAATATAGTCATTTGCTTCCCCATAGCTGTTACCTCCGTTAATAATCAAACATTGGTCTCCTCATATCAACAAACCTCATCCATCTTTCAACATTCCAAGGGATATCAACAAGGTTTTCATTCTCCTGACCGCAAACTATAATAGTTCCGACTACAACATCTATTCCGAGCGCAAGGTTTGGCTCTTTATTTTTGAGTTTTCCCTCCTCGTCACAGATGATCACTACATTTTCCTTCTCGGATGCAGGAACGATCTCAATATAGCCTCCGACGATAGTCTGTAAGACTTCCAGCTCATCAGCTACCCAACAAACGTGACCATATTCCTCCTCCGGGTTCTTAATTATCACTTTAATCTTCTTCATTTTCTTTTCTCCCTTGCATTGCCTTGATCTTTGCGAGAAGTACCGCACTCATGTTCAGATCAGGATTATCACCATGCAGCTTCATTTGGTTGTATCTGACAAGCTCAGACCTGGTCATTCTGACAAGATTTTCAATATCCAGGTTTAAACGATTTCCATCCAGGAATATGATTACATCATTGCTGGAGAGCTTTATTCCGTAGTATTCCTCATAAACTACTCGCTGCTTTAATTTCCACTTCTTAGGCTCTTCAACTTTGATTTCCACATAACCATCAACATTGATTCTTTCAGACCCTACTGGTTTGTGATTGTGAGTCATATGCCCTTTTTTGAACATTGTCGGCTGGCATTTCACATATACATCAGCGGACATCTTCTGCCCCTTATTGAAAGAAGCCTGACCTTTAACCCAGCGACCACCATGGGTTCCAGACTTAATTTGATACTTGGTCTTAAAACCGCCGATCTGACCATCAGTAAGATCAATTCCATATTTTTTCTTGAATGCAGCCTTTATTTCCGGCTCTGTATGTCCTGGAATTATCTTCTTCATGAACCTCACATATTCAGGATGTTCTAACCATTTAATCATATGACTCCTTCTGAGCTAATCTTCTTCTTAAACTCTTGTTTTCAATCATCAAGTCCTGGTTGCTTATTCCCAGGAGCGGGATATCTACTGTTCTTCCGGTGCCATACTCATCAAACTGTTTCTGCGCTTCAAGAGCCAGCTTTGCATTTCCCAGGATTACAGAAGCAGTCTTTGTAATGCTTTCGCTCTTCTTGATTTCACGATCCAGCTGTTCATCTGTAAGATCATCATTTTCGAGCTTTCTGATCTGATCAAATAACAGCTCATTAAGATCTGCCAAATTATTACCCATTGTTATTCCTCAACTTTCTTAAAAATCAAATATATTGAACTGATACCCCTCGGTATTTCTCTCAATCTCCTTGCACCGATTCTGTCTGAACTCATCAGCCTTATCAGGATCACATGGGAAGAATCTGAAACAGGAGATATCTTTCAGCTGAAACATGGTCTTATTTCCGTCCTTATACACCATCTTTGACTTATCATTATCGAGCTTCCATTTTTCACCCGTCTTCAGATTTTTAACCCATATCTCCATTTTATTCATCTCCTCAGATTGGATGGTTTTTCCTATATTCTTCTACGATGATTCTTATGACTTCTGAGATGCCATTCTTACCCTTCAACAGATTCAGAGCCTGCAAATATCTGCATTGTTTATCCGTAAGACATACCTCTACTCTCTTATACCTATCACTCATATGCACTTCCAACCTCCACAATGTAGATATCAGCTGACCTTCTTCCGAACTGAATACACTCGGAATAATCGTCGATAAAAATATCAATTACATTACTGCTCATGCCACCCGTATCATGTACGTAGTACAGTCCATCCCAGTCAGTTCCGGTGCCACTGATCTCAATTACCTTGTGCCACAAATTTGGGTCATTACTGGCAACCGTTACACCTTCACATGGATAAACCCCATCTGCACAAGCATTGCCTGTGCTTTTGTAGGCCGTACACTGATAACTTCCGACATATGTTCTCTCATCCCCTTCCTGTACGAATGCAGTTGGAGGAAGTTCACTAGGCGGTGCTGCGCTGACTAGAGCCAACGCTGCTGCCAACACTATTTCTTTCATGATTTAACTCCATTTCTTTCATCTCCTGAGAAGTCAGAAATGCTGACATCATATACCAAGCTAAACCGATATCTTTGTACTTCTCGTTGAATTTCTTTGCTTCGAGCCACAATTCATCCCAGTATTTATCCTTATCAGCGCTTATCACGTAATAAGCCTGGCAAAGATCGTAATAATCAGCGAACATCTTTCGCTCTTTTGTGTTAAACAAATATCCCATATTGCCCCCTTAAATCGGCAGATCTAATTCTTGCTGTATTTCCACTTCCGGCTCCTCAACATCCTGCATGAACGGTAAATCCCAAATGTAGCTCCGGTCACGCTCTGCCTCGAGTGTATAAATTCGTTTGGATCTTTCGTCATACTGAGTCTTGATCCCGTCTGTTTTAATCTTTCCGAAGAGACGATTTTTCGTTACCTTGAGACATCTCATGTCTTCGGTATAACCATCCTTCTCTTTGCCTCGTTCATAGCTCAAAACTATCGAGGCAAGGTTTGTGATATCAGCTGAACCGCTGACATTATCATTTGTGCTTGTGCTGCCATTGTCCTTGCGCTTATGGGCTACCATCAGAACTAGAACGTTATATTGCAGCGCTAACCTGGTAAACTGTTTCATGAACTTGCTCTGACCATCATATTTATCCTGAGAGTCTATCTCGGCTAGATCCAGCGCAGTCATTAAGTTATCCACAAGCAGCACTCTTACTCCGTACTGGATGATCATTTCTTCAAAGAAGCTCACAAGGCTATCCGTATCTTCTGAACAGATTGAGTTGTCATAAATCCATATTCGGTCCTTATACCAGGCATTGATCTTCTCCATTGCATTCGGCTTGACCTTCGGAACTGTTTGTGATGCAGTCCAGGGTGAGAACTCATCCTCAATATTCTTTGAGCCTGCTGCTTGATAATTCAGCCAACTCTTAAACAGATAATTCGGAAGCTCGCCCGAATAAGCACATACTTTGTAATCATTGTCGATTGCATTGAGTAATAACTGTCCTGCGAGCGTGCTTTTACCATCTCCGGCCTTTCCAGTTATCAGAACTATCTGACGGAACGGAAGACCTCCGCAAAGCAGATTATCAAGCTCCTTGATTCCGGTCTCCATCTTCTCAAGGTTATATGGATTCAGATCTTGCACATCGCATAGCTGCAGTGCCTTCTTCACTGGAACACGAACAGCATTCTCAATACACTTCTTGATCTGATCCGCTCCATACTTCCGGAGAATATCATTCGCATCCTTGCAATCCAGGTAATCCTCAGCTCTTACGTGCCAAACCTTTGAGCCCCAGTGTTCCGAAAATCCATCATAAAGTGTTATGTGCCCCTTCTCATGATCTCCGAAAATGATTATCTTCGTGAACTGTTTCATCCAATCCCAACAATATGGCACCCAGGAGAATCCCTGAGATCCATTTGGAACTGACACGGCATTTTCAAACCCTGCCTCCGAAACTGACAACGAATCGATCTGTCCTTCCGTGACTATCAGAGTCCGATTATCGGCATTACACTGATACATTCCGAACAGAATAGGTTTACAATCCTTTTCAGCCCACTCCTTGCTCTGTCCTTCCTTTGGCGCTGGGTTCCGGTACTTGATGAACTGGATCTGATTTTCCGAATCTATGAACGGGAAGACTATGCTGCCCTTGCTGTCCGTTGTGATCTGATACTTCCGACAAACATCCTCACTGATTCCCCTTGACTCCAGGAACTTAACTGCATCATCCTTCGACTCAATCGGCTTATCCTGTTTCTTGAAAACCTTATAATGCTTCCTCGGTCCGATTCCGTAATATACATCCGCATCCTTTCCGAGAGAGAAATCGAAGTCTTTTGCCAGTGTGAGCATATTACCCTTCGCACCACATGAAGCTCTGAAACAATTAAACTGACCTGTTCCGAGATTGATGGCAAACTTCTCTTTATCCTTTGACGCATTTCCGCAATATGGGCATTTCTGAAATACAAGCTCGTTATATGTTCTCCTGGTCTTAAAACCTTTTTCACTTGCGAACCTTATCGCATCCTCAACTTTGAACTCATACATCAATCATCATCTTCCTTCTTTGGCAGCGGAACCGGATCTGGAACGTTATCCCAATTCCAATCCCAGTCTTCATCTTGAATCGGACAGATTTTATCAAGCTCACTCATTTCCTCCGTCGACGTAAGGGGAGCATCAAGCGAACCCCTTACGGAGTAAGGAGAAGTCTCCTTTTCCTTATCCTTCTCCTTCTCCTTTTCCTTATCGGGTTGTGATTCGGTTACAGTTCGGTTATGAGTCGGTTCTGTTTCGGTTACGTTTCGGTTATGGTTCGGTTTTGCTTTACCCTTTGAGACCGCATTTTTACTGCCTTTTGGCGCTCCACCTTTCAAACCGTTTTCATAATTCCGCACTCTTTTATCGATAAGTGGTTTCGACGTAATCCACAGCGCTTTTATCGTTTTATTCTTCAAAAACTCCGGTTTTGGCTCGATTCCGTACAATTCATAGTTAAAAAGCATCAAAAGTGCCTTAAATTGCATCTTTTCTGTTAAGTCTTCAATCAATTCCAATTCACTCGGAAACACTGTCGCACTTTTTTTTCTTAAAACTTTATTCGATTCCATCGAACTCTCCTCTCTCAAGTCTTTCCTTGATGTCTCTGTACAATATTTCCTTGATCAAGATGCCTGATACACTCATGTCACAGAAAATCACGTTTAGACCATAACGGACCTGCCAAGCAGCAAGTGAAGCTAGGAATGATTTAGGTCGGAACCTGGAGCGGTACTGCCCCTTGATAAGCAGCTCCCAGGAGCCATTTTCTATTAGAAGATAGCACCGAGCATTATTGTCACACGCACGCTGAAACTCACGTTCAAAACGATCTCGGCCACGAGTAAGACAAGAAGCAAGCTCATCAAGGTTCTGTTTCCGCTCTATGGCGCATAATCCCTTAATTCTCTGACCATATACAAGGTCCTTTCCGTTAATCTTCACATTGTAGGTATAATCCCCATAATCGAGTGTCCTGCGCCTCCAGGGAGCCCCGAACTGCTTATATCTGTCGGAACTCCTGCGAGTCGCCTGTTCTCTCGTATCAACGAAGATCTCGAATGTATCAAGTATCTTTTTAATCTCAAAGTTATCCATAGGCTACTTGAATGGCAGATCCATCTCGAGTCCTGTCGGAACATCCATGAAGGAATCATCATTTGTCGGAGCCGCAGCTGCAACGAGCTTATCTTCTGGAAGCGAATACTTCTCATCTCTGATGTCCTGAGCTATCCTTGTGAATGCCAGGCGAGTATGATCATAAATATTGCCATTGTATTCTGTCTGCTCGATACGGAAGAGGCCACCGAAGGTCTTGCCCTTAACAGTCTTCTCGTTTCCGTCAAACACATAACCATTGTTGGAGTCCTCTACATCAGCCCAAAACGTATCCCAGTTCCTTGAGATGAATGCTTCGCATCCGTCATAAGGGAAAAGGAGATACATTGTTGCATCGTAGCTCCACTTCTTGTCTTCGGAAGTGTTTGCCTGGTACTGCTTTGCGTAGAAATCCTTATATTCGCCCTCTGCAATATCAAAGCTAATCTTGAGCATATCCTTTCCCGACTTAGACTTTGCCTCCTCGATATTCAGAATCTTGCATACATATGCTCCCTTTGGCAGTCTCTCAAATGCCTGCCTTCTGTTTTTCTTGTCATAAGATGGTACTTTCATTATTTCTTTCCTCCTAAGCCATAATATTTTCTTATTGCATCATCCACAGCCTTGAGATCATTCGGAATCTCTAACTCGAACATATCCTCCGGAGTCTTGGCTGTACTCTGACCATTGCTCTGTGTATAGAACTTGTGATCCTGGCAGTAGATAACAATGTCGAAACATCCTTCAACTGTCAGTTTCTCATCAAGCATCTTTCCGATAGTCTTAACCTTTTCCCTGCCATCTGTATCTGTTTCGGTATGGTGCAGAAAATAGACGATTTTATCATCATCCCCTGCCTCATTTATGGCATGGATTAAACCTCGGAAGTTAGCAGCCATCTGAGTGAACTTGTCATATCCCTTTTCAGCTGAACGATCAAAGAGTTCGTTTGCCAGGAGATACTGACTATCATCGATCACATAACTCTTAAACTTGCCCGACTTGATCACATTGTAGATCCAGGCATACTTTGCACGGTATAAAGAAGCGTAATCCATTCCCTTCTGATCTTCGGCTTCTCCGAAACTCTTCGGAATCTTTGCAACCTGGATATCAGACTTGAACGGAAGCCTTCCCTTTTCAACCGATATAACTCCGACATCAGAAGCCTTGAAATTCTTGAGGCTGTATGTCTTACCGGAGCCACTTCTTCCCATGATGAGAACTGGTATCATTCCGTCACCCCCCTTATCTGATCCTTAAACTCTGACTCTGCTCAAGGTGAGCGTATCCAGTCAGATCTTCGCCGTTCTGAATAGCTTCCTTGATAGCCGTTTTATTAACTTCCGGCTCACGGAACTTGAGGAACTTTGGATCTAGGTTGTTGATATCTGTATCAATAACAACCGATGGAGTGTTCTTCTGTATTCCGAAACTAAACAGATCCGTTTTAAACTTTATCTTTCCTGTCATTTCCATTGCGATCTGCAATGCCTGTTTCATGCGCTTCACGTTGTTCTCGATGGTAGACTTCTTGTCGGAAAGTCTCTGAATCTCATTTTTGAGAGCAGCAACGTCACCCTCGAGATTCTTCATTATCCTGGCATAAGCATCGGCCTTCTCCTCGAACTCGCCATCAATGGCCTCGAATGTATCTCCGAGAGTCTGAGGATCAAGCTCAGGATCAT